GCTCCCGTAATTGCGCCTGTTACAGTTGCGGTTAGTGCTGTGGCCTGTGAAGTCATGGCATCAGGTGGTAAATTCATAAACCAAAACAACACTTCCATATACATATATGTCATAACTAGCATCATTACCCGTGGAAGTATCTTCCAAGCAAGCACTCTTTCCATTGCTACAGTCATTCGAAATCCTCCTTTAATCCATCCAGTATTTCTTTAGCTGATGGCCTTCGTTTCTTAAACTTATAGACACACTCAAAACTCTTTGGGCATTGCCTAAAAGCTGCTCCGTATTCATACTTGGGTATTAAGGGTGTAGGGAAATATGTAGCCGAGGAACCATTAGGACCACGATACCAACACTGTTGTACCCCCATAATGGAAATATACTTCCACAAGTGACAAGTAACCATCTTAGGTTCTTTAGCCTGTACTCCCCCTACAGTGAAAATTAAGAGGGCCAGCAATAATATTTTTACCACGTACCAGTACCTACACCAATTAAATATACACCACCAAAGACAACAACTAATATCCCAAGAGACAACTCAAACATGCCTAAGTTATTAATCATTTCTTTCTTAGCTTCCATAGCCCTGTAGACAGTTTCTTCTCTTTCCTTCCTGATTTGCCTTCTTAACTTAATCATCTCTTCCCAAGTATTAGGGCCAAATCGCATATTCAATAGAAACATTAACTCCTTCTGTTGAGCCGCTAGTTTCTTCTTATGCACTATTATGTCGAAGGCTTCCTTCTCTATACTATCACCAGATGTTAGCTTTTGTACAGTAGAGGGGTTCTTTCTTTGTTGTTCAGCTTTAGCAAGATCAGAGGCGGCTCCAAACCATTCCCCTAGCTGCCCCATAACGTCTTCTATCTCCCTACCATGTTGTACCAATTTCTTAGTCATTGTAAATGCGGTAGTACAGGCCGTTATAGCCGTTATGGGGTCTAGCATTAGTCTTTCTCCATGACCTCAAGCATCCTTTCAAGGGACTCTTTAATTCCCTTTATGTTCTCTTCGATCTTACCTAACTGTATAGCTTGAATTGTTGATGAGCCTTCCAAGTCTTTTACGTCAGAACCTAAACTCATTATAGATGACGAGTTAGCATCTACGTCTGCCCTCATCTGTGATATACTCCAAACTATCATTGCAGCTTGTAGTACCAAGGCAAACAATAGAGTTGCCGATATATTTTTACCCATTACGAAACAGTCATCACCCCCGCTAGTCAAGGGGATAGGCTTTCCAATCTAACTGAAAGTGTGGCCCATCCGGGAACTTCTTCCAGTCACCACCCCAAACAATCTTGATGTCTAACTCCTTAGCAGCTTGTTTCATTGCGTCACCAATAGGGTAGAAGTCATCCCATTCCCACGACACAGGATAAGGTACAACATCTACTGCATGTCCTGTCAGGTGACGAGACTTAAGTGTAGTTGACTTGCCTGTCTTCTTAAGCATACGCTGACGTTCAATGTTACGAACACCCTCAGTTACACTAAAGTCCTTTTCACTAATCTCTAATGCTCTTGTGACAACAGCAACCATATCGGGATGTACCCCAGACAAGTTCTGTTTACTTCGTAGTCCTAGTTTAAAACCCATTGGTTACTCCTTAAGATGGTTTAGTGGGCCATGTAATTGTGTTTGGAAATCCCGCTTGGGCAGGTACATCACGTAATGCAGCACGATATTTGCGCCATTCGTCTAACATCGTAACGTCACTACTAGCCATCCAATCGCAAGCAGCAAGTTTAGCATCCCGCTCTTCGCGCACATGCTTAGCCGCCCTGTCATTGGCTCCATCGGCCCACACTTGTTCTTCAGCATCCCGCGCGGTTTCCTCGTCAGCGGAGAACTGCACAGATTGCCCGTTTATGTTGTGGTATCTTGGCATATTATCCTCCTATGAATTCTTGATGCCGTACATGACAATTTCGCCTGACTCTATATTTCCAGAACTCATCGCAAATTGTATTGCGTCGACATCTGCCGCAACCAAGTGAATACTGCCATTTGTCAGTTGGTAGACGCCACCGTCTGTTCTCACCTGATATGTGATATTGCCAGAACTTGACATTGTATAAGAGCTAGAGTTGTGTGGCGCAAAAAGTTCAAAATATCCGCAGATGCCAAACTCATTGGTGTCCGACCCAATACTCTCAGCCACCCGTAATCCGGGTTGATCTGTTGTATTTTGCAGGTGATAATTACCATTTGTCGTATCGTAACTTGATCCTCCGTTGGTACTAACATAACCATACATCTCTACTACATCTGTTGCGGGGATGACGTGTTGGAACCAAAACTGGTACTGGTCATATTTGCTTGCGTCAAACTGTGTAAAGCTGACATTCGCTGCATTACTTATAGCACCAGAGGATACAATAAATTCCATTGCTCCGCCGCCAGCCGCAGCCGCCCAGCTAATATCTGTTCCATCACTAGTAAGAACAGTTCCTGCACCACCCTTAGCTAGTCTAGCAGTCTCCCCACTAGCATTACCATAAAGTATAGAACCCCTAGTAATGGCATCAAGTTGGCTAAGTTCACTAGCAGAGGCAGTCATATTTGCGTCTAAGGTAATAACATCTACCCAACCATCGTTAGCCTCATTCCTTATCTTAAGAATGTTAGTGTCAGTCTCATACCACCACTGATTAGCATAGGTAGTAGAAGGTTCTGTATCACCAGATGAGTTAGATACAATAGCTAATATAGCATCGTTTATATCTGTCCTAGTGGCTGGAAAACTTTGATTATCAATATTAAAATCGTGTTGGCTCATGTTCTGTGTCCTACTCTGGCTTTACAGGCCATGTTATTGTGTTTGGGAAGCCTGACTGCTGTGGTACATCTAACAGGTCAGTTCTGTACTGTGACCACTCTGTTTGTTTGTCAGCGGTCATTTCAGCCCAGCGGAGAGGGTTGGACACAAGAGGGTCAACGACTGTAGCTAAAATATTATCACGTTCAGCACGAACATTAGCCGCCGTTTCTTCGTCTAACTCTGCCTGTGTAGGAGCAACATATGCTGCAAAATTTGTGCCTATAAGAGCCATGACTTCTGCGTTGTCGATTGTTGTATCTGTATCAGCAGGGTCTAATGTGTACGGTATCCAACCGTATTCTGGATGATTAATCTCAACGTCCATACGAAGATTGTCAGATTGAAGTGATGCCGCATTGCGGACTTCTGTGATTGTTACTGTTGGCATAAACGCCTCCTGTTGTTATTGTTGTATTTATTAATCAAGATATTCTGACCCAGAAGCAATTCACTTGCTTACCAAATTGTGTACTAACAGCAGCACCTGTCATGTTACGCCATGTGCCTGATACACCAAGAGAGGTGTTTTCACCAGAATTCCACTCATGAGTAAGCGGTCTTTTATGACCTGAACTATATGCATTTGTCTTAAGAGAGCTTCCTGAAACAGTAGAACCAGCCGATACTAATGATGAACCGTATGATGCCACAGTATAAGTACCAACAGCGCCCCATGTTGTACTACCACTTTGAGCATCTTCCCATGATATGTCTGTACCACCCGAGGTTAAAACTTGATCTGCTGTTCCCAGAGCTAGTGCTACTGTAGTTCCGCTTGAATTACTATTTATAATCTGACCCCTAGTCAGTGTAGGGGGACCAGCAGACCAACTAATGTCTGTACCGTCTGAAGTTAATACAGTACTAGCAGCACCCTTGACAAGTTCTGAGGTTACACCAGAGGCATTACCATATATGAGGGAGCCTCTAGTTAAGCCGTCTAAAAGGTTAATTTCCGTTCCAGATGCAGTAATAGCTGTAGCACCAAGGGTTAATCCTTGTGTAGTGATAGACAACACATTGTTAGAAGACTGATCTAGAGTGCAAATGGGAACCCAAGCACTATTAGCCTCATTACGCAACTTTAAAGTATTAGTATCTGTCTCGTACCACCATTGATTAGGATAGGTAGTTCCCGGCTCTGCATCACCAGAGGAATTAGAGGCTAGTGCTACAAACGCATTATTAAGGTCTGCTCTGGTAGCAGGGAATAGTTGGTTAGCAATGTTAAAGTCGTGCTGTGACATTACGTCAGTTCCTTTCCGTAGCCCTTAGCTACATAGTCTAAGGTTACAGGGTTAGTACTAGCTGACCCCCCAGTGAATGTGTTCATAGTAAAACCACTACGGGTCTTACTTGTAATTGTGTACCTGTCACCATTAGCTAAGTCAGCTAGAGATATTCCTATTGCTGGCGTTGCTTTAAATGCGTCATTAAAGGTTATGTTGGTAGTACCCGTAAAGGTTATGTCTTGACCAGACGTAACTCTGTCAGGCATGTCTACACTAACACCAAGAGTGCTTACTACAGGTGTAGCATTTGGGTTAGTTGTAGCTAGATGTACTCTAAACTCAAAGGCTCTAGCAGTAACGTCTGATATAGAGAATGGTTGCCAATTACTCCAAGTAGGTGTACCAGTAGGATCATCTAATGTGTGTCTTAATTCTAGGATAACACTCGTATCATCAAAGGTAGCTGTACTACCATCAAAGAAACCTGACCTTGATTCAAACAATCCTACAGCACTATCAAAAGTGGCCGTCTTATCAAACCTTGTGCTAACTAGAGTGTAGTTAAGACGGCTAGTAAAC